TACGATACGTTGCTACAGGTGAACAGAGAGGTTCAAGCTGAAGGCTGGACTTTCAATAAAGAGAACCACGTTGAATTCACCCCAGACGATGACGATTATATTAACATACCGAATAATATAATCCAGATAAAACTAACAGAAAATGCATCTAATATGGAGTATGATGCTGTCCGTAGAAACGGTAGACTATATGATAAAGCACATCATACAGACAAATGGACAGAAGATACTATAGAGTGTGATGTTATTAAAGAGTATGATTGGGTAGATTTACCTCAA